GATTGTGAGCTCGCAGATCGCATTCCGTTTATCGCTTTTGTACCAATCCCGATCCCTCACGCCTTCTTCGGTAGCAACTTCGCCGAGAAGCTTGTCGCCACGCAGAATGCTCGCACGGTACTTACGCGCTCTATCCTAGACCACGCCGCGATTACTAACGCGCCTCGCTACATGGTTACAAAAGGCGGTTTAACCAACCCGCGTGAATTGATCGACAACCGTGTAGGCGGCTTAGTTAACGTGACGCGGCCCGATGCTATTCAGCCGATGCCGCAAGCACCTCTTAATCCGTTCATCTTCCAGACTATTAAGATGCTGGACGAAGACAAAGAGGACACCTCAGGTGTGTCACGTTTGAGCCAAGGCACGAACAAAGATGCTGTAAGTAAACAAAATAGCAGTGCGATGATCGAGCAGTTGGCCTCAATGAGCCAGACCCGTCAGAAGATTATTGCTCGCAACTTTGCCAACCAGTTTATCAAGCCGCTCTTCCATGAGGTGTATCGCCTTTGCGTCGAGAATGAGGACTACGAGAAGATTATTCAAGTAGCCGGAGACTTTATAGCGGTAACACCAGGCGACTGGGAGCAAAAGCGCGATGTTATGGTTGAGCTGAAGCTCGGCTACGGAGAGGCGGACAAAGAAGCTCAGAAGCTTGCAAACCTGCACGTTACTCTCAGCCAAGACCCAACACTTTCACAGTTATACAAGCCTGAGAACGCTTACGCGCTCATGCGTGATGCAATGCGTCACCAAGGCATCCTGAATGTCGAGGAGTACTTAACGCCTCCCGATCAGATACCACCTCCGCAGCCTGATCCTAACGCGGACATGCAAATGCAGATGGTGGCTAAACAGCTCGAGATCCAAGATCGTCAAGTTTCGATCAGTGAGCAGAAGGCAGCTTTGGAAGCCCAAATCTCCCAAGCCAAATTGGAACTCGACAGAATGAAAGCACAGAACGAGCTGGCAATCCGGTCGGATAGTCAGGACCTCAAAGAGGAACAGTTCTTGCACAAACAGCGGATAGACCAAGCCGAGCTCCAGCTCGCCCGTCTGAAGCAAAACTAAGGAAAGCAAATGAGCACTACTAACCAAGAAGAGCAAATGATCCATCTCGGCGACCTCGCTGAGCAGTTAATACAAAGCGAGGCATTCTCCGAAACGATCAACTCATTAGTGGACGCTACGTTCCAGGCATTCGTCAACACTGCACCCGAGCAGAACGATGAACGCCAACGTGCATACACGCATTACCGTGCAATCGTCGATATCACTAATACGCTGCGCCAGCGCGTAAGCATTCGTGATGAAATCAACGCAAAGCATGACGGTGACAACAACCAAACTGAAGAGGAAAGCTGAGACCATGGCAAACAACGTCCCAGATAATACTCAAACAAATATCCCGCTGTCTGTCGATGACGCGGCGGATGCACTCTTGGCTCGCTGGACTGACGCTGATGAAAATCAGCCATCAGAAAGCGATGTTCCAGAGGCAGCAGATACGGAACCCACCCCCGAGACTAATGGTTCCGATCTGGTCGATGAGCAAGATACCGAAGTCGAACTAGACGACGATCAAGATCTTGAAGGCCCTGAAGAAGAGGAGCTCGACGAAGACGACTACGAAGATGAAGATGATCAAGAAGAAGAAGAGACAGAGGAAGAGGCCGAAGAAGCCCGTAAACTGTCCGAAGATGATCTCGTCTCAGTAACCGTTGACGGAGAGACCCATCAGGTACCTGCTAAGAAGCTTGCGCGTCTTTATGGGCAAGAGGCCTCGCTCACCCGAAAGTCTCAAGAACTAGCTACCCAGCGTAAAGCTGCAGAAGAGGCAGTGGGTAAAACCAGTGCAGTTATGCAGCGGATGCTTGAGAAGGCTGAAGAGGCTTATAAGCCCTATGCTGATGTCGATATGTTGGTCGCCTCTAAGACCATGTCCGACTCGGACTTTACGCAATTGCGTAAGGAAGCCCAACAAGCTGAGGATCAACTTAAGTTCCTTCGTGAAGAAGCCGACACCTACTACTCATCAATGCGATCTGAGCAAGATAAGCTTCTGCAGGAGCAAGCCCAGACAGCAGTGAAGGTGCTGCAAGAAGCAGTGCCGGAGTGGTCCAACGAGCTCTATAATGACATCCGCACTTATGCGGTTGCCCAGGGCTTGCCGGAAGAACAGGTGAACATGATCGTCGATCCTAACTCGATTATGATCTTGAACAAGGCGCGTCTTTACGATCAGGGCAAAAGAGTTGCTTCGGTCAAACGCAAGAAAGCATCAACAAAGAAAGTCATGCGGTCTCAAAAGGCACCGCCAAGTAACAAGCAGTTACGAACAGAGAAGCTTGCTAAGTCCCGTGCCAAGTTGCACGAGCGCGGCAGCGACATTGATGACATTGCTGATGCGCTGATGGCTCGCTGGGAAGAGTAAAACCCCCCGCTGAAACATTGAAAGGAATAAAACAATGGCAGCATATACAACTTACGACCAGGTAGGTCTGGCAGAGTCGGTTGAAGACGTAATCCACGACATTACGCCCACCGATTGCCCGTTCTACAGCCTCATCAAGAACGAAAAAGTAAACGCTCGTACCTTTGAGTGGATTGAAGATAGTCTTTCCGCAGCAGCCGACAACGCCCAAGTAGAGGGCTTTACGGCAACTGACGGAACGCTGACTACACCTTCGACCCGTTCCAATACGACCCAAATCATGACCAAAGTATTCAACGTCACAGCAACCGCTGATGCCGTTAAGACTTACGGTCGTGCCAAGGAAACTGCGTACCAGCTCGGAAAAGCTTTGAAAGAGATCAAGCGTGACTATGAACGCGCCATGATCGGCGTAGACAACACTGCTGTAAGCGGCAACGGATCTACTGCTCGTGAAATGGCTTCTGTGTCGCAACAGATCTCAACAACGGTTGATGCCGGTGCAGGTTCTACTGATGCGCTCACTGAAGCTAAGCTTCTTGAGCTGGGTCAGGATTGCTATGACAACGGTTCCGACCCAAGCATTCTCATGATTAAACCTGCCGATGCTACCATCGTAGCTGGCTTTGCAGCCGCCTCAGGCCGCAATCGTGAGTTTGCTCAAAGCCGCGAGCTGGTCAACGTAATTGACCTGTACGTTAACTAAAACAAATCGGCATAGCGTACATTAAATCCTGTGAACTCAGGGGAAGCCTAAGTCCTTACGGATATGGTAATCCTGAGCCAAGCCTTGCTTATGCAAGGAAGGTGCAACGACTATCCTATATGGAGTACACCCCAAGTGGGGTGGAAGCGCAGGAGTCTGCAACAGCAGACATGATATAGTCTCATCTCATATCGAAAGTATGAGCAGCCTTCGGGCGGTCTTAGTTTAACGAACTAAGGCGAAGATCTTGATCGCCGTTCGGTGAGTACCGCGTTGTACTCAACCGCCACCAGCTCAGCACCAATGCGTTCCTCATCGATCCGTCGATGTTCCGCACGGTGTCTCTGCGCCCATTCACTCGCACTCTGCTTGCTAAGCAAGGCGACAGCGACCGTCACATGGTCACTGGTGAAGTATCTGTCAAGCACAGCAACTTCGCTGACTCGGGCATGATCACAGGCCTTTCCTAGGCCTCTGATTGACTGATTGGGAACCCAGGGGTTTGCAGGTTTCTGCTCTCCTTACTGCTGCCCCTGGGGGACCTTTCAACGACATAAGAAAGGAAGCATCTATGTCTGATACGAAAGACACAAAATCAATACACGACATCAAAGAGGAACTGATCCAAGATGGTGATCGCGTTACTCGTAAGAAGTCACAAATCATTCCACAAAGCTTTATCCAAGATCTGCGCGATGAACGCTTTGCCAGCTCGCACACGCGAGAAGGCGAAAACCAACGTCTCGCCTCGATCCCTGTAGCAGTTCACGAGAAGTGGCTGCGTGAAGGCTTTGATCTATTCCAGCATTCTCACAAGGATGTACTGAGGCGTTTGAGAGCCGAAAACCTCGACGCATTTATCACAACTAACAAGCAGGTGTAATCAATGGGCCTTTACAAGAATATTCACGCAAAACGTAAACGCATCAAAGCCGGATCAGGCGAGAGTATGCGTAAGGCCGGAACTAAAGGCGCACCGAAAGCTTCTGCTTTTAAGAAAGCCGCCAAGACAGCCAAGAAGAAGCCAGCCAAGAAGCGCGGCAGCAGGTATGCCTGATAGTGACGTTTACCACGCAAGGTTATTTCGTGATTTCCGCAGCGCATACATATGGGCATCGGAGCTTGGCGAAGGCAAAGGCACTTCCTTTAGCTTTGAAGTGAAGTGGGACAGCGAGGCATTGGCTTGGAAGGCAATAGCCAGATGGACGGTAACTACATCCAATAGAGAGGATCAATCGCAATGAACTACGGCGATCTTAAAACGCATTTCAACGAAGTGCTCAACCGCAGCGATATCAGCACAGTTCTCACTGAGCGTTTTATCGACCAGGGCTTGGCGCGGATCCAGCGCAGCCTCCGAGTGCCTTTTATGGAGAAGCAGCGGAACTACACGATTAGCAGCTCGACCCCACACATCACGCTGCCAAATGATTTCTTAGAAACCCGCGACCTCTATCACAGCTCCGGCACGACACTTGAGCGCGTTAGCATGGAAACAATGCAAGCCCTTAAAGCGAACAGCTTAGTCGGTAATCCAACCAAGTACGCTCGAGAGCAAGCCTCATTGCTCCTGTACCCGCAGCCTGGCGATGGGACGGTGACACTTAATTACTATGGCGAGCTCGAAGCGTTTGTGTCGGATAGCACTGAGACAACAATCACGAAAGTGGCACCTGATTTGGTGATCTATGCCGGTCTAACTTTTGCGGCTGATTTCTATCTCGACGAGCGAAGCCCCCTGTTTGAAGCAAAGTTTAAAGCCTTTCTCGAGGAGCTGCAGGAGCAGTCTAACGACCAAGAGCTCAACGGCGGCACCCAAAGCATTTCCCTAGCCTTTACATATGACGAGGAGTAACCCGCATGGCTGACAGTAGTTTCTTCACCGATGGAGGCAGTGGCTCAGGAACCTTTCAGACGATCGAAACAAAGATCGCTGAAGCTGAGGCAGCAAAGGTAGCAGCCGAAGCTGCTCAGGCAGGAGCCGAGCAAGCTGAGACAGATGCCCAGACCGCAGAGGCAGGTTCTGTTGCGGCTAAAAACACCGCAGTCGCATCGAGTAGCAATGCAGCGATCAGCGAAAGTAATTCAGCATCGAGCTCCGCAAATGCTTCGAACAAAGCTTCGGACGCACAGAAGCTCGCAATCAATCCAGAGGATAGCCAGTACACCCTTAGCGATGGGTCTACAACCGGCTACTCTGCACTTCATTACGGCGAAAAAGCAGCGGATAGCCTGGCTTCAGCCACAACGCAAGCGTCTAACGCAGCGGCATCTGCAGTCACAGCAGGACAGCACAAGGATGATGCTCAGAGTGCGAAAACTGCAGCCGAGAGTGCAAGGGACAGCGCGTTATCTGCTTTAGACAACTTTGAAGATAATTATCTAGGAGACCATTCTTCAGATCCAACGACAGACGGAGACGGTGATCCGTTGACCGCTGGCTCGATTTACTTCAACTCGACCGATAATGTCGTCAAGGTTTATACAGGTAGTGCTTGGGTAGTAGCCTATGCTGATGGCGCGACTTTGGTTGCCAAGGCTGGAGACACAATGACGGGCAACCTGTCATTCGGCGACAACAACAAAGCCATCTTCGGTGCTGGTGACCTTGAGGTTTATCATGATGGGTCGAATAGTTATGTAAAAGATGCTGGAACAGGGGACTTGTTTTTGCAAGGTTCTAACAATGTCCAGATTGAAAGTGCTGCTGGCGCAAATATGATTTATGCAACGGCTGGCGCGCAAGTGAGGCTGTTTTATAATGGTAGTCCAAAGTTTAACACCACCGCTTCAGGCATTGATGTAACAGGGACTACAAGCACCGACGGCTTAACAGTTATTGGCGCAGCTTACATACAAAGCGCAACAGCTCCTCAGTTAGAACTTGCTTATAACTCTGGAAACATTACTGGTTTTTATCGCTCTGGCGGTGACTTCCAAATTAAAAATGACAATGGGGCTGGCACTCCAGAAACCTCTATTGTTTTAGCAGAAGATGGAGCGGTGTCTCTTTATTATGATGCTTCAGCCAAACTCGCCACCACCGCCACAGGCATTAATGTCACTGGCACGGTCACGGCTGATGGGCTGACTGTTGACACCAACACCTTGCACGTTGATAGCACTAATAATCGGGCAGGTATCGGCACGAGTTCGCCAGCAGACAAATTGCATGTAGAGGGTAACATTTATCTCGGCGCATCAAACCGCACAATTTATACTGGCGGCAGCGCAAATTTAATCTTCCAAAACAACACGGGAAATATGGTATTTTCTCGAAGCAACGGTTCATCTGAATCAATGCGCATCGACAGCAGCGGGAATCTGCTGGTGGGTAAGACCGCTACTTCTGCCGCTGTCGCTGGAATGGCGTGGATAAATAACGAATATTTGCAGCTTGTTAATACCGAAACAGGTTCGGGTGATAGGGCTTTTCTAATCAACCGCCAGAGTGCTGATGGCACTTTAATTGAGTTTCGTAGAGCAAACACAAATATCGGGTCGATTGGGGTTGCCAGTGAATATCTTTACATTCACGGCACTCGCTCAACAGATGCGGGACTAATGCTTGGCTCTCAAACTGTCGCACCAGCAAGCAGCACTGGAGGCAATAGAGATGATGCAATAGATTTAGGTTTTTCAGGAAACTCATTCAAAGACCTCTATCTCGGCGGCACTGCTTATGTTGGAACATCAATAGGCATCGGCACGACGAGTTCGCCTGCTGCTCAGTTTGAAATAAACAGCAGTGGATTTGGACACAGAATAGAAGGTGTAAGTGCAAACAATCTTAGTATTCATAGGTTTATAACAGATACCAACGACACCGATAAGTTTGTTATCGGATATGGCGCAAGTCATCCGACTGTTCCACATCAAATTGCACTGAAAGCTAATAACGCTGCTGGGACGGTTGGTCTTTATACGAATGGTTCAGAAGGTGCAAGGCTTCTGTCAAACAGAGACTTTCATGTCGATGGTAACGTAATCGCATACTCCACCACCATCTCAGACATTCGCCTCAAGAAAGACATTGCACCGATTGAGGACGCAGTGACCAAAGTGCAGCAGCTTAATGGTTGCACCTTTACCTACCTCAAGGATGACCGCAAGTCGGCGGGTCTTATTGCACAAGATTTAGAGAAGGTTCTCCCCTCTTGTGTCATTGAGGATGAGGCTGTGTTCCACGGCGAAGAAGGCGAGACATATAAAACTGTGCAGTATGACCAAGTGATTGGCTTGCTTGTCGAGGCTGTGAAGGAACTGAAACAAGAAATAGAAGAGTTAAAGAAAGGCTAATCCTATGATTGAAACTGCAGTAATCGCAATTACC